TATACCGTGCGTAGCCTTCGGAAAGAACGGCGAGTTTACGGAAAGGTATTTTAGAAAAGGTCAGTTGGTAAGCGTGGTCGGAAGGCTTCAGGTCCGCAATTGGGAAGATGACGAAGGCAGGAAAAGAGTAACAACGGAAGTTGTGGTTGAAGAGCAGTATTTTGCGGACAACAAGAACAAGAGCGAGGAAAAAAACCTGAGTGAAGCTGTCAATTCCCACCTTTACCCCATAGACGACAACGTGGAAGATGAAGACCTTCCGTTCTGAGAGGTGAGATAGATGTGCGATAGAGACTGCTTCAACTGTAAATACGATGATTGTATATGTGAAGAAGTAACCGACAGAGATTTAGTCGAGGTGTGGAAAGCAGAATCTGCGGCAGGACTGAGGCTAAATGAGACGCTCACGGATGAAGAAAAACGTATAAGATTCAATGAGAATCAGAAAAGACACCGCCACAAGCATAAAGAACATTATCGGCAGTACAAAGCTGAGTACTACGAAAAGAACAAAGAAAGGCTCAGGAAGCGTCAGAGAGAATATCAGAGGGAATATCGCAGGAAAAATAAAGAGAAGCTATCCGAATACGCGAAAAAATACCGAAAGAAGAGAGCTTTGAAAAACCAAGGTATACAGGGATAAGCCCTTTATATAATAAACCGGTCGCAAAAAATAAACCGCATAATAATTCAAAACTAATCCCTTGACTACATATAGGCGATGAATGTCAAGTGTCAACACAGACCGGGGATGAGAGAGGGTGGTTGGATATATAAGTTCTTTATAGGGAGGAGAAAAAATATGAAAATAGGATACGGCACAAGCACAGTAAGAGTTGACAATATAATTGGACGTCAAAAGCGAATGTTAGATGTGCGAGTAGGCGATAAGATAGATTTTAACGGAAGAAAGTATAAGGTGTATAAGGTTTATCCGCACTTTGTTAGGGCGAAGAACAGCGATATGGAAATCACACTAAACAAAGGGCAGATAATAATGGCTAAGGGCGGAGGACTGAGGGAGGAAGAGGAATGATACACATAATAGACGATTACTACGTTACAGGCGGTGCAAGGGACTACACGCTGCTTAAGGACACTCATAGAGAGGATAAGAACGGCAATACGGTGTACAAAACATTAGGGTACTACGGTAGCGTTGCTAACGCCGTTGAGGGACTGCGAAAAACATTATGCAGGGAATTAACCGCCGAGAAGAATATGGAGCTGTGCGAGGCTGTCAGAGCCTTTAAAGGGATAGCGGAAGAATTGGAGAAAGCAACGGAGGGGTTAAGATGAGCAGACTAAGCGATATATTAGGAGTTAAAGAGGGACAGGAGTTTAGGTTTGGTGGTGATAGTCCCTATAGAATAGTAGGGGATAAAAGAGAAATATATATATATGATAAGTGGTATAGGTCATGTAGTGAAGAAAATTTATGTAGAATGATAGCCCACCCGGAACTCATTAGAATAATACCCGAAAAAATAACTCTTACCGAACAGCAGATAACTGCTATAAAGGAAAGGATTGCAGAGGGAACGCCGTGGGTGGCAAGGGATAAAGGCTCAGAAAAAGTATGGTTTTACGAGGACAAACCTACAGAGTGCGGAGGAGTGGGTTATAGTGCAGACGGTTTGTCAGCTCCTTCGCTTTCATGTGTTTATGATTTCATCACCTTTAAAAACAGTCCTATATATCTGCCTGATTTGATAGAGGGGTGAGGGAAATGACACCAGAGGAAGCAATAACAATACTTAAAATAGCAAAAACGGAAGTCGAATGGAACTACCCGTTAGATTATGCGGTTGCAATAGCTACGGCTATAGAAGCACTGGAAAAGCAGATACCGAAGAAGCCGATAAGTTTGGGAGAAGATATTGATAGAGATGTTGGACAGTGTCCGAATTGCAAAGAGATAATTGATACTTATGAAGATTATAAGTATTGTAGTGACTGCGGACAGGCTATAGACTGGAGGGATGAAGAATGACTTTCAATGACTTTATAGAAATCTTAATATATGCTATAGCCCTTGAGGTGATTATAATAAACGTGCACTCTCTGATTAAGGATTACAAGCTGAGACTGGGCGAGAGAGCGATACTGAACCACTACGGCATAACGGAACAGGTATCAAAACTGAAAGAAGAGTGCCGAGAACTGATAGAAGCAGCGGACGGGTACATAAACGGAACGGACAGCAAAGCGCATTTTTTAGAAGAGATAGCAGACGTGGAAGTAATGTTGGATCAGATGAAGCTGCACTTCAACGCACAGGACAAGGTTGACGAGATTAAGAGGTTCAAGGTCAAAAGACAGTTGGGGAGAATAGAGAGGGAAGAACAGAGGTGATAACAGTGGGTAGAACAATCTACTGTCCGTTCATGTTATTAGAATACAGAGAAAGACACGATAACAGATGTATTCAGTGTGAGCGCGGGAAAATTAGCTTTGGGGATGAAAAAGAAAGAAAGGACTATGTGAAATACTACTGCGGCTCAATACATAACTGGCAGCACTGTAGCTTAGCTGAGAGTGCTATACGATTCTACGAAAGGAAAGAGGATAATGGCAAAGACGAAGAACAATAAGATGATTGACTACTTTTACGAAATGGAGCTTGGAAGATATAAGAAGGCTGTCCAGACAAGAGATACTATAATCACTGAACTGAAAGAAGAAATAGCCGGGCAGTATGAACTGATGAATATACTGTCGGCTTACATAGCTGTGTTAGTTGGAACGGAAGGAAAAGAAGTAGACAAGCTGAAACTGACATCTGCAATCGGTAAGTACGGTGTGGATATAAAGACAAGTGAGGACGGAAAGAAGTACATACTGAAACTAAAAGAAGCCTGAGAAATCAGGCTTTATTTTTTTTTGCAAAACTTGTAGCGTAATTATTTTTTAAATGTGTTTAGATTAGATGATAAGGGAGGTAAGGTAATGACAAGCAAAAAAAAACGAAGGGGAGTAGCGCCTAAATATAAGTCGGCTCAGGAAATGCAGGAGAGAATAGATGAATACTTTAAGCTGTGTGAGGGAGAAAAGCTACTGGATGAAAACGGACACCCTGTAGTTACTGACAAAGGATTCTATGTGTATTTAGTCAGTCCGAAGCCTCCGACAGTAACGGGATTAGCCCTTGCATTGGGATTTACAAGCAGACAGGCGTTGTTAAACTATCAGGCTAAACCTGAATTCGTTGACACGGTTACGCGCGCTAAATCAAGGGTTGAGGAGTATGCGGAAACAAGGCTGTTTGATAAAGACGGGGCAAACGGAGCGAAGTTCAGCCTTGCGAATAACTTTGAAGGCTGGCGAGAAAAGCAGGATATAAAAGTTGACGGAGATATGAAAACAACGGGAGAAACAGTTATCCGATTTGAGGGAGAACTGGATGATTGGAGTAAGTGATATGGAAGCGCCTATATTTAAAAAGCTTCGCACAGAAGTTCCGAACGCTCAACAGGTTAAGTTCTTTGAGGCTACGCAGAAGTATATTTGCTACGGCGGAGCACGAGGAGGTGGAAAAAGTTGGGCGATGCGCCGTAAGTTCGTCATGCTCGCCATGCGTTATCCGTGACTAAAAATATTACTTCTCAGACGAACACTGCCCGAGTTAAGAAACAACCACATACTTATCCTCCAAAGCGAGCTGTACGGCTATGCTAAATACAATCAGCAGGAAAGAGCTTTCGTATTCCCAAACGGAAGCCGCCTTAACCTCGGCTACTGTGATAATGAGGGAGATATGCTTCAGTATCAAGGGCAGGAGTATGACGTTATAGGCTTTGAGGAAGCTACTAACTTCCAACCGGACTGGATCACATTCATATCAACCTGTTTAAGAACTACCCGTACAGACTTTGATACCCGAATATACTATACAGCCAATCCCGGCGGCGCAGGGCATGAGTTTATTAAAAGGCGGTTCATAGACCGCAAGTTCAAAGAAAACGAGAACCCGGAGGACTATATATTTATCCCGGCTACCGTATACGACAATAAGGTCCTTATGGAAGCTGACCCGGACTATATCAAAATGCTTGAAGCACTGCCGCCGCATAAGAGACGAGCACATTTGGAAGGCGACTGGAACGTATATGAAGGACAGGTTTTTGAAGAGTTCAGAGACTATCCGCAACACTACATTGACAGAAGATATACTCATGTCATTGAACCTTTCGATATGCCCGAAAGCTGGAGGATATACCGCAGTTTTGACTTTGGTTACGCAAAACCGTTCTCCTGTGCATGGTGGGCGGTAGACTATGACGGCAGACTGTACAGAATATTAGAACTGTATGGGTGTGTACCGAATGAGCCTGATACGGGTGTTAAATGGACGCCTAACGAGATATTCAAAGAGATACGAAGAATAGAAGATGAACACAAGTGGCTTAGAGGGAAAAGCATACAGGGCGTTGCAGACCCTGCCATATGGAACGCCGAATACGGAGAGAGTATAGCGGAGACAGCAGAGAAGTACCGCATATACTTCGACAAAGGCGATAACAAACGTATAGCCGGCTGGCAACAGGTTCATTACCGATTGCAGTTTGACGAAGAAGGAATACCGATGATGTATATCTTCAAGAACTGCAAAGGATTTATAAGGACGTTTCCGTTATTACAGTATGACGAGAATAAACCGGAAGATGTGGACACCAAACAGGAAGACCATATAGCCGATGAGACAAGATATATGTGCATGGCTAATCCTATTAAGCCGGTTAAGACAAAAGAACGAAAGATACAGGTATTTGACCCTCTGAGCACAGATGAGGGAGTAATAGATAAATATGCGTTTATGAGGACTTATTAAGGAGGGAAGATAAATGGCAGCAGGAGACATATTTAAAGCACTGCTGAGCAGGACATACAGAGAGTCTAACGGAAGTATAGAGTTGCCGTCAAACAGTATGACAGTAAAGGAAGCCATAGGCAAGAACGAACTGGCAAAGGCTGTAGAAACATTGAAGAAGTATAAAGACGGCAAAGCCAACCTTGAAAAGACGATAGTAGAGAATGAGAAATGGTACAAGCTGAGACATTGGGAAGTGTTTAAGGGGACTACCAATAACGGAGAAAGAAAAACAGGAGACGAACGTCCTGAGCCTGCGTCTGCATGGCTGTTTAACAGTTTGACAAATAAGCACGCTGACGCTATGGACAACTTCCCCGAGCCTAACGTGTTACCGAGAGAGCAGGGAGACGAACAGGACGCAGATGTACTCAGTTCTATAATACCGGCGATACTGGAACGAAACCATTTTGAATCAACGTATTCGGATGCATGGTGGTACAAGCTGAAACATGGAGCAGTACCATACGGTATCTTTTGGAATAATACCCTTGAAAACGGATTGGGAGACATTGATATAAAACAATTGGACTTGCTCAACATCTTCTGGGAGCCGGGTATTACCGATATACAGGATAGCCGTAACCTGTTCATCTGTTCACTGGTTGACGATGACCTTCTTCAACAGAACTATCCGCAGCTGAAAGGCAAGTCAACGGGAAAGGTTATTGATGTAACGCAGTATGTTTACGATGATACGGTCGACATCAGCGATAAGAGTGTAGTTGTGGACTGGTATTACAAAAAGACCGTAAACGGAAAGACAATACTCCACTTCTGTAAGTTTGTAGGCAGTGAAGTGTTATTCGCTACAGAGAACGAACCTCAGAACTACCCCGAAGGCTGGTATGCTCATGGGCAGTACCCTGTAGTATTCGATGTACTGTTCCCCGAAGCGGGAACACCGATAGGCTTTGGGTATCTGGGTATAATGAAAGACCCTCAGATGTACATAGACAAGCTGTCGCAGGTTATCCTTGAAAATGCCGCTATCAGTGCAAAACCGAGGTACTTCGCTAAAGAAAACATCGGTATCAACGAAGAAGAGTTTCTCGACTGGTCTAAACCGATAGTTCATGTCAGCGGAAACATAGACCAAGAAAGACTTGTACCAATGGCAGTGCCGACTATGCCGACAGTAGCGTTAAACGTGCTTGAAATGAAGATAGACGAGTTGAAAGAGACGTCATCAAACAGAGACGTATCACAGGGCAGTTCATCGGGAGGTGTAACGGCTGCCGCAGCCATAGCGGCTTTACAGGAAGCAGGAAACAAGACAAGTAGGGACATGGTTAATGCTTCGTACAGAGCCTATACAAAGATTAACTACATGATTATTGAGTTGATAAGGCAGTTCTATGATGTAAACAGAAGCTTCCGTATAGTAGGGAAAGACGGAGCGTATCAGTATATCACATATAACAACAACGCTATTCAGGGCAAACCTCTTGACCCTGCATATAACGGCGGTACGGCAGAAACAAGAGTGCCTGTGTTCGATATAGTGATTAAACCTCAAAAGCGTTCGGCGTACAGCAGACTGGCGCAGAATGAGCTTGCTAAAGAACTGTACGGTCTCGGATTGTTTGAACCCGAAAGAGCCGAACCGGCTATGACCTGTCTTGAAATGATGGATTTTGACGGAGACGAGAAGGTAAGGCAGAAAGTACAACAGGGACAGACATTGCTTAACATTGTTACTCAGTTGACTGAGCAGCTTAACCAGATGAACGCATACATCATGCAATTGACAGGCGCAGCCCCTGTACAGCAGACAACAACAGGCAACAGCATACCTAACGGCAAGACCGAAAACAAACAGGCACAGGCGCAAAAATCCGCTATGAAAAATACAATGACGCCATACGGCGAAAAACTTGCTAAGAGGGCAACTCCCGATGTAAGCGAGAATAGGAGGCAGTTAGGATGATACAGGTTAATATCAGGCGAAATGATGACGAGTGCGTTTTAACAATGGAAGGGCACGCCAACTATTCAAACGGCAATGACATCGTATGTGCTGCCGCTTCTGCAATAGCATACAGCTGGCTTGGATTTCTGGATAACTACTGTTACGACTATACAAGCGAAGAAGACAGCGGACATTTATATGTCAGATACAAAAACAGCAAAGAAATGAATATAGCCTTTGCGGTTATATACATAGGTTTATTGCAACTCGAAAAAAAATATAAAAACTGTATAAAAATCAATGAATTTGTAGCGTAATTAAGATTTAAAGCTGATATAACGATAAAAGAAAGAGAATTTATATAGACGACACTTCGGAGAGACGATGAGTAAGGAGGGCATATAAATGCTTAAATTCAAACTGATTGATGTAAACCTCAGACTATTTGACGGAGCTTCAGCCGGAGAAGCTGCCGGAACCGGTACGGCAGGCACAGGTGAAGGAGCAAGCGAGGGAGCATCAACCGCAACGGCTGACTTAACACAAAAGAACGGGAGCAGCCACCGTTCATCAAGACGATCGGGCGACTTAAGTAATGTGGTCTACGGTAAACAGCAGACCGAAGCCCCTGCCGCCGAGGGGAAAACGGATGTAACAACTACATCAGACACACTGGAACAGAAAAGACAGAGCTTTGAAGAGTTGATAAAAGGCGAATACAAAGATATGTTCACAGAAAGAACGCAAGCCATTATCAATGACCGCTTCAAGCAGACGAAGGCGTTAGAGGGACAGTTATCCGCACAAAAGCCTGTCATTGATATGTTGATGGACAGATACGGCATTGATGACGGAGATATAGGAAAACTCTCAAAAGCCTTGGAAAACGATGACGCATACTGGGAAGCAGGCGCAGAGGACGCAGGACTGACAGTAGAACAGTATAAGTTAGTTCAGAAGTTACAGAGAGAAAACGCAGAACTGACACGTTCAATAAGAATGAGACAGGGAGCCGAACAGGCTAATCAACAGGTAGCCGAGTGGAATAGGCAGGCAGAAGAAGCTAAAAACGTATATCCGCAGTTCGACTTTAAAAGCGAACTTGGCAACAGAGACTTTGTTCAGTTACTTAGAAACGGAATACCCGTACAGCGAGCCTATGAGACAGTTCACTTTGATGAGATTATGAACGGAGCGGCGCAGACTGCCGCTATCAATGCGGAAAAGAACACTGTAGCAAAGATTAAGAACAAATCTTCCAGACCTGCTGAAAACGGAACGTCATCGTCAAGCAGCGCAATAGTAAAGAGCGATGTATCAAACCTTACAAAGGCAGACCGAGCGGAGATAGCGAGGAGAGCCGCTAAAGGCGAGATTATATCGTTCTGACATAAAAGGAGGAACGAAGATATGAAAGAATTACTTTTAAAAGACATTAACCTTCAGCTTTTTGCTGAACTAAATACAAACGTAACAACAGATTCGGGCTTATCGGAAGAGATGAAGACGTTCTACAGCGACTATCTCATCGACCAAGCAGGTCCGAAGCTTGTCCATGACCAGTTCGGACAGAAACATCCAATCCCTAAAAACGGCGGTAAGGTAATTGAGTTCAGAAAGTACGACCCGCTTCCCAAAGCATTAACAGTGCTTACAGAGGGCGTTACACCTGACGGACAGAAACTCACAATGAGCACACTTAAGTCAGAGGTAAGACAGTATGGTTCTTACATAACGCTTTCCGATGTGCTTCTTTTAACTGCTATCGACAACAACCTTGTACAGGCTACGAAGCTTCTTGGTAAACAGGCAGGAGAAACACTTGATACTATCACAAGAGAAGTTCTCAACGGCGGTACAAACGTGCAGTATGCAGAGGGACAGGTTAGTTCAAGAGCACAGCTTAACGGCGGACAGACAGACGCTACACAGAACCACTATCTTACTGTAGACGCTATCAGAATGGCTGTAAGAACGCTTAAAAACCAGAATGCGGAAAAGATAGGCGACAGTTATGTGGCTATCATACATCCCGATATTGCTTATGACCTGATGAGCGACAAAGCATGGAAAGACGTCAAGGACTATGACCCAGAAGATTGGTATGCGGGAGAAATAGGTAAGATTGCCGGAGTTAGATTTGTGGAAACAACAGAAGCAAAGATATTCAAGAGCGCAAACCTTACCAAATCAAACGCAACGCTTACGGTTAAAGAAACTGTAACAAAAGCGTTTAAAGTGCCTGTAACCGAAGAAATAACAAAAGAAGACGCCTTTAAAATGGCAGGTAAACAGATAACGATTAACAGCGGCGCAACTTTATATACAATCCTTTCGGCAGAAGCAGGAGCAGCCGGCAGTGCTTCAATCACGGTAGATAAAGAAGTAACGGCGGCTGATACCAATCCTATTGCAACAGTAGGCGGCGGTAAGAGCGGAAGAGCCGTATATTCAACTCTTGTCCTTGCCGATAACGCTTACGGCGTTACGGATATTGAGGGCGGCGGCTTACAGCATATCGTCAAGAACCTCGGTTCGGCAGGCTCGGCTGACCCCTTAAACCAGAGAGCGACTGTAGGCTGGAAGGCTATCAAGACAGCTGAAAGACTTGTAGAGCCCTATATGGTACGAATTGAGACTTGTTCAACATTCGACAGCCCTGCAAACTGATAACAACATACGGTTGGAGTAACGCTCCGACCGTTTTTTAAAATAAGGAGGAAATGACAATGGCAGTTAAAAAAGAACCGGAAGTAAAAGAAACAGTAGAAGTAATAGCTACACCGGAAAAGAGTTATGAAGATAAGATAGCTGAATTAATGGCAGCAGCGGAAGAAAGGGCAAACGCCGTTATCGAAAAAGCAGAAAAGGCAGCAGAAGAAATAGTAAAAAAAGCAACGAAAGCAACAGATAAAACCTCTACAGATGAGGAAAATAAGAAGATAAATGACGAACTGGAAGAATATACAGTTGTTCAGCTGTTCAAAGGGGACGGCAAGTATGCAGACGATGTGTTCCTTGCTGTCAACGGCGAGAACTGTGTTGTAAAGAGAGGATACCCGGTAAAGATTAAAAAGAAATTCGCTCTTATTCTTGAACAGTCATATCAGCAGGACATCATGGCGAATGAATATATGTCTCAGAAACAGGATGAATTCTTTAAAAAGGCTAATGAATACGTTTAAGAGGTGATTAAATGGGTTCACAGCAACAGTACAGAGGAAAATCAACGAATATACCCCGATTACTCGAAGGACAGTTCGGATTCTGCACAGATACAAAGGACTTGTTTATCGGGGGTAACAACGGAAATGTACCTGTCAATCCGAAGGCTGATACGGTTGCTCCGCTTGCGGAAACAGCTACAAATGCCGATGTAATCAACAAGGTGAACGAGATGATCACAAAGCTTAAAGCGGCTAAGCTGATGAAATAGGGAAGTGATAGACATGGACAGAACAATAGATATATTCATCAAAGGCAGCTATTTGCAAAAGAACAACAATATCGGAGGTATTCAGGGCGAAGGCAATGTTACAACGCTTCATATCATTTTTGATGACAGCTGGACTAATCTCTCTAAGTCCATTACTTTCTGGAACGCAAAAGGAGAAAATCCGGTAAAGGTTCTTCTTACAAATGCACAATTGGTAGAAATAAGAAACAGCTTATCGGAGTTTAATGTTCTTATCCCTGCCGAACCGTTGGCTGTAGAAGGCGACATGATATTTGTAATTGACGGCTATGTAGACGGAAAAAGGGCAAGGTCTATGCAGGACAGTCTTGTTGTGAAAGCGGCAATGACTACAAATGAACCGATAGAGCCTACGCCTACACAGGCAGAACAGCTTAATCTTGCCATTCAAAAGATACTTCCGGAAGTGCAGAAAGAAACGATTAAAGCGACAGAAGCGGCTAAACAGTCAGAAGCTTCGGCACAGAAATCAGCTACATCAGCACTTGAAGCAAGCAATTCGGCGGAGTCTGCAAAACAGTCTGCCGTTTCTGCCGAGACTGCACATCAAGGGGCTGTTGCGGCTCAGAAAAAAGCAGAGACAGCACAGTTAAATGCGGAAGCGGCACAGGATAAAGCGGAAACCGCACAAAGAGGTGCAGAGACTGCTAAAGCAGGAGCAGAAACAGCTCAACAGAAAGCAGAGACAGCTAGATTAGGCGCCGAAACAGCACAGAAAAATGCCGAGACCGCTCAGACCAAAGCGGAAGCCGCACAACAGAAAGCGGAGACTGCACAAACCGCAACACAGAAGTTGAAAGACGATACCACTCTGTTAGTACAGCAAGCCAATACCGCCAAAGATGAAGCGCAGACAGCAGTAAACAATGCCAAAGCAGAAGCAGCGGAAGCGCATAAGCAAGCGGTTAGTTCAGCTTCTTCGGCTGCACAGTCGGCTAATTCCGCAGCACTGGCAGGGCAGAAAGCCACAGAATCAGCTAATTTAGCTCTCCTCTCGAAGTCATACGCTGTTGGAGGTACAGGACAAAGACCGGGAGAAGAGCTTGACAATGCTAAGTACTACGCTGAGCAGGCAAAACAGATAGTCGGCGGCGACTTTGTTACCAACGTGAAACTGGAAGAAACCATTGCCCCCATTACTAAATCAATCGGCGATATAAATACCGATTTAACCGCTAAAGGTAAGGCTATAGAAGCCAATACAACGGAAATAAGCAACGTAAGCAAGGAAGTAACAGAGAACGCCACAGCTATACAGAATGTAGAGAAAAGCGTTCCCACAGCACAGAAACAGGCTGAATGGGACGGAAAGGTTAAGAGTGTAAACGGAAAGACAGGAACTACAATTACTCTAGGTGCTGCGGATGTCAGGGCAGTATCAAGCGTCAACAACAAGTCCGGTACTTCCATTACCCTTACCGCCGCAGATGTAGGCGCAGTAGCGGAAACGGACAGGAATGTAATAGTAGATGATGTAACAGGTAAGAAGTACAAACTGGGTATACAAAACGGCGGTTTGTACTATAAGGAGGTATTGTAATGGCAGGAGAAGTATTTATAGCGAGACAGGACACGTTGGAGACTGTGAAAGGTACGGTTGACGGCATAGACAGCGGAGTTAAGCAGACGAACAACGCCCTCGGAAATTTTTCGGGCGGGGGTACTGACACAGTGAAGACAGAATTGGAAACGATGAAAAACAATATGGCGCAGTTGCAGACGAAGGTAGACCAGTTGTTGAATAAGGGTGGAGGAGAATTTGATTTTTTAAATGCAGAAATACAACTTTCAACAGAAACTTTTAGTTTAGAACCTAATAAAGAATACGCAGTTTATTGCTCAGTTAACCCTGGTGCATCGACTGCCCCAGTAATTACCTCAGATGGCAGAGTTACCTGCGATGTCAAATTGAATGGTAAATTATTATATCATCAATCGGGGGCAAAAATAACAGAACCGTTACCGACAAATGTTCCTTTTAAAATCAGTGTAACAAGTAACAGTTGCTTTATACAAGATACAAATCAGGGAGATTTTATTTACATTATAAAATGATAACCTTATAAAGAAATGATTAAATGGCAGGAGATCTTTTCATATACATTTGAGTTAGAATAACAGCTATTTTCAGCAAGTAAAAAACAAAAGAAACTTTTAACTAACTATTCAATTTAAGGAGGAATTACAAATGAGAAAAACAGTAGATTTAATAGAAAGACTTAACGGAAACGAAGTTGCATTATATCTTGATGAAAACGGTCTTATGCACGCAACGAAGAGAAAAGAGAATGCAGAAAGATACGCAGTCGGCAAAATACTTATAACAGACGAGTGCGAAGTAAAAGGCGGTATGCCCTGTATCAACGGTATTGCGGTTGAGGTTTGGGGCGCAGGAAAGGGATATGTATATCTCTCGAACTATAAAAAATCAAAGGACACAAGATATATCGTTGCCGACGGTACATATCACGTTGACGGTTCTGTGAGAATAGACAGAAAGAAACTGCCCAGAGCCGTTCATGCGGCATACAGAAAGGCGAACGAGTTCTATCTTGAATTAGCAAAATGAAATAGGGGAGAGTAAATCTCCCCTTTCTTATAGGGAGGAACGCCATGACATGGGAGATAGTAGCAGGTCTTTTTGTGCTGATAGGCGGTATTGTTTCAATCGTTACGCCGATTGTGAAATTGACAAAATCCATAACGGAGTTGACGGTTAAGGTTGACGACTTTGCTCGTCAGATTGAACAGCAGAGCGTTAGGAGCAAAGAAGCGCACAAAAGACTGTGGGAACACAATGAGGAACAGGACGATAAGTTACAGGAACATGAGATAAGAATAAGCAATCTGGAAAATAAGGAGTGATAAGCATGGATATAGGATATTTAACAAAGTATGCAGTACCGCTCATTGTCGGAATATGCCTTTGCGTAGGATACATAATCAAAAACATGATACCCAGTGATAAGATTAACCGCTTTATCCCTTTAATCATGGGGATATTAGGCGTTGTTCTTAACGTATGGGTAAACATGGACTTTACTGCCGAGATACTTCTTGCAGGACTTTTCAGCGGATTGTCAAGTACAGGGTTATACGAATTATTCAGGAACCTTATAGGGAAAGGGGAATAATATTATGAAAAAATATATTGGTACAAAAGTTATAAGCGCAGAGTATTGTGAAAAAGAGGGCAAAGGAGGATATACAGTTGTATATGAGGACGGATATAAAAGCTGGTCTCCTGCTGATGTATTTGAAAAAGCATATCTTCCAATAGAAACAAATCCTAATTTAAAGACGGATAAACCCAGCATAAGCCAGCGTATGGTTGATGAATTTATATGTAAAGTAGATGTAATGACAATGGGAGAAAAAACCACAGTAGTTAAAGCCACTCTTAAAAATGGATTTGAGATAGTGGAAGCTTCTTCATGTGTCAGCAAAGAAAACTATGATGAGAAACTTGGCGCAGAAATCTGTATGAAAAAGATTAAAGATAAAGTATGGGCGTTTCTTGGATTCCTTTTACAGACAGGCGTTTACGGTGTGAACGGTGGTGGCAAATGACATGCAGAGATATAAATGAGCTTACACCGTTGGCGCAGAGGGCGTGCAGGCTGTTTATGGAGACTTGCAGGGCGGAGGGGCTGGATATATTCATAACCGAGACTTACCGCTCACAAAAACGGCAGAACGAACTATGGGAGCAGGGCAGAAGTAAGCCGGGCAAGATTGTAACATGGACAATGCACAGCCGTCATACAGACCGTAGAGCGTGGGATATAGCCTGCAACGGTAATAATCTATATGACAGAGTCACATTAAAAAAAGCGGGCGCAATAGCCGAAAACTTAAGTATAACATGGGGCGGCACATGGGTAACACCCGATATGCCTCACTTTGAAATAACGGACAGTTGGAAAGCACCCAAGGAGGATGAAGAAATGACACAGGAACAGTTTAATAAATTTATGGACAATTGGCTTGCGGAAAGGAACAACCGTCCTGTAAGCGACTGGGCAAAGGAAGAATTGGAACAAGCCAAAGCAGAAGGTATAACGGACGGAACAGCTCCACAGGCGTTTGCCACTAGGGAACAGGTGGCGGCAATGATTTTGAGGAGTAGAGATAAGTAAAGAGGTGAAATAAAGCTATGCCGACAATAAACGAAGTAATAGAAAGAAACGACAGAGTAAAACCAAACGCATACTCGGAACAGGAAAAGGCTGGCTGGCTTTATCGTCTTGACGGAAGAATAAGTTCTGAGATTATGCGCATCGAACCACCTATGCAATATCAGTATCCTGAGAATGGGGACAAGGTTCTTCTTGTCCCCGAACCTTATGACGTTGTGTACGATTACTACATTCAGGCAATGATAGATTATTACAACAAGGAGTATAACTCATACAACAACTCTATGATAATGTACAATGACGCCGTACAGAATTATGCCAAGTATTACATAAGGAAAAATCAACCGAAATCGTACTACAACTTTAGGAATGTTTTATAAGGGGTGATAGGGATGAATTTACCACAATTGGTGCAGGGAAGTAACTCCGCAAGGCAGAGCATTATTAATTTTCTCGGGCTTAATTACGGAAGGCTTACAGAGGACGGGGAACTGGAAGATTGCGAAAATTTATCTACCGATGAATTTCCCTGTTTGTCGCAAAGAAAAAAGAGAGTAAGAGAGAAACAGTACAAAAGCCCTACAACGCTTTATTCCAAAGCAGGGCTTTTTATTATAGACGGAACAGACGTTATATATAACGATAAAAAGATAGGAACTGTAACAGCAGGAAAAAAGCAAATGGCAGCTCTCGGAAAGTATGTCGTTATATTCCCGGATAAAAAATACTATGACACAGAAGAAAAGAAGTTCGGGAACATGGAAGAAACATACAAGAGCGGCGCAGGGCAGATAACATTTGCGGCAACTTCAAAAGATGAGGATGACCCGGTTAAATACGCAACCATAACTACGACAGGAAAAGATTTTAATTTTAAGGACGGAGACGCGGTAGAAATAACAGGGTGTACTGTCAATCCCGAAAATAATAAAACACTTGTCATAAGAAAAGTTAAGGGAAAGGTACTTAAGTTCTATGAAAACAGTTTTACGGCAGGAAAGGAAACCGCCGCAATAACCATTAAACGTTCTGTACCTGATTTAGAGTTTGTGTGCGAAAGCAACTACCGTTTATGGGGATGTGCAAAAAATACCATTTACAGCAGTAAATACGGAGACCCCCTTAACTTCCAAGTGTTTGACGGATTAACGAGCGATAGCTACTACATAGATGTCAGCAGTGATGGGAAGTTTACAGGTTGTATTCCGTTTACAAGCTTCATCTGCTTCTTCAAGGAAGATGTTGTACATAAAATCTACGGCACAAAACCGTCAAACTTTCAGCTGCTTACATCAAGCGTATTCGGCGTACAGGAAGGCTGTGAGCGTTCCATGTGCGTTATCAATGAAACGCTTTATTACCTTGGGAGAAACGGCGTGTACGAGTACACAGGCGGCGTCCCTGAGCTTATATCACAGAACTTCGGTACAAAGAGATTTACAGACGGATGTGCTGGCAGTGATGGCGATAAGTACTATATTTGTATGAGCAACGGACCCGAAAGAGCCATATATACATATGACATATCAAAGGGAATATGGCTGAAAGAAGATAAAGTATCGGTAATAGACTTTGCGGATATAGAAGGACATCTTTATTACATTGACGAACAGGGTTGGAAGTATAAGACCGCCGATAACAGCGCAAATGAGGTTATCAATTGGAGTGCGACATTCTGTCCTTTTACAGAACTTATCAATGAGCGTAAAGGGTATTCAAAACTGAATTTCAGAATAGCGCTGGGCGCAGGAGCATGGCTGAAAATAGAGATTAAAACAGATGACAGTCTATGGAATACCGTCTACACAACGCATAACAGAACAGCAAAAACAATTAATGTTCCTATATTTCCTAACAGGTGCGACCAGTTTAAGGTAAGACTTTCCGGCAAAGGCGAGTGTGTAATTAAGTCATTTATTCGTGATTTCTATGTTGGAAGCGAGGTGTAACCTATGATTTTTTATAAACAGTTGGACAAAATAGACCCTGCCGATCCTGCTAAAGCAATATTGGCTATGGAGAGACAGATAAGATATATACAAGACCAATTAGAATATACGCTTGTCAATCTTGACAGCAGTAATATAACGGAAATCGATACAGACATAACGGATATAACAAGTCCGGGAGAGAGCGACAGTATACTCGGATTGCTTTATCTTACAGGGAAAAACGGCGAATCGTTTAAGGTTGGATATAATCCCAACAGAAATGAATTTGTATTCAGTTTATCCGGTGAGGACGGGGTTCAGTATATGTATATGTCATCGAACGGGAACTTGGTTATTTCCAAAAATACATCGATAACAATCGACAGCGGAACATGGTGAGGTGATATAAATGGGATATTCATTAACAAACACAACAAAGAAAAAAGGCTCAAGCTCTTCAAGCTCTAATACCGACAAGAAAGTAGTTGTAACACGAAGCGAACGAGAAGGAAAAAAGAACGGCTATTCTAACGGCTCAAATGTTTCCGGTTTGGGCAGTAACAGCCCTGCTGCAAAATACGACCCTAATACCGATTATTACTCTGCTATACAGGACGCTATCAACAGAGGTGCAAGTGATTCGGAAATAGATGGGCTTGTTGCTTCAAGAGACGCCAAAATAAAAGGTGAAGGCTTGAAATATGCTCCTTTTACATTCGATGATGTAACAAACTTCAAAACGCAATCGGCAATTAAAAGGGGCGACTATGTAATAGGACAAGACGGCGGCAATGATAAGCATAGCTATAACCCTACAGAAGCCGCACTTAATGCCCTCAGACAATCATACGGAGTTACAGACCCGAACACAAATATATTTGCCGATTTTAATTCTGGTATAGATTTTGACGCAAGGGTGGCGGCAGCAAAAGCTTCAGGTGCAAGTCAGGAAACCATAGACGGATTATTGCAAATGAAAGAATACTCCGATGGAGTAAGAAACGGCTCGGTTCTTCCTTTTGGGTACGGTAAAGGCATGGGTTACGGCAATCGTAACACAAAATTTGTCTTTAATATGGCTGATGGAAGCAAAAAGACATATTCGGGCAACGAAACAATGTGGAGAGACGCAGCAAAAAACTCAGGCTTGGAAGGCATAATCGGTTTAGACACTGCATTAACATACGGCACAGCCTCATCTGATTATGCAAAGCCCGGTTATGGCTTCGGTACGATAATGGGACCCAATGACTTTACAACGGAAGTCCGCAATAACGATGAGGACGGACGACTGTTTAATATGAACAATATGCAGCTTTCGTTTTTAAGCGGACGTGACGGTATGGACTACTATAAACCGGGTGAGGATTTCGGTTATACAGGCAACGGACTTGTCAATGCATACAACAAGGGCAAAGAGTTTGAGGGACTGGGACCGGCTATGGGCGGTTCGAGCAGAGCTATAGGAAGTTACAATGACGCTGACTTACCGTCTGACGCATTGGCACAGATTAGAGAGTGGCAGAAGCAGTATAAAGCGGCAGAAGCCGAGTATGCAAGAACAGGAAGCTATGACGCATATCAGGCAATGCAGAACGCCCACGCTATGGCAGAGTCTATAAGGGCGCAGTTCGGCTATTCGGGTGGAATAGACGGCTCGGCGTTCTTAAGCGGTTGGAACGGAAGCGGAACATTTCCCGGAGGAGGTTTCCCCGGTGGAACATTTCCGGGCGGTGCTACACAAGGATACGGCACAAATCCTTTCCCGGAATATAAAAGCCCGTATCAGGATGAGATAGACGAGCTTTTAGGCAGTATTCTGGATTATGACGAGTTTGTATATAAGCTTGAAGACGACCCGGTATTTCAGCAGTATGCTTCTACATATCTTCGTGAAGGCGACAGAGCTCTTAACGATACGTTGGCAGCAACGGCGGCAGGCGCGGGAGGTATGAACTCCTACGCAGTATCGGCGGCGCAACAGGCTCAGAACTATTACAACACACAGCTTACCGATAAAGTACCTGAACTTTATGGGATTGCGTATGACATGTATCTTAAAGGCTTTGAGCAGGAGCTTAATAAACTCGGTGTGGTTCAGGGACTGGAAGATACCGCATACGGCAGATACCGTGATAATGTCGGAGACTGGTTCAATAACCGTGATTTTAACTATAACGCATACGTTAATAATCGTGATTTCAATTATAACAAGTATCGTGATGAAATATCAGACGATAGATATAACAAAGAATGGGAATACAGTGTCAGCGCAAATGACAGAGATAACGCCTATAATCAGGCTATGAGCTTCCTTGAAATGGGTATTATGCCCTCTGCGGATGTACTCGGAAAGGCAGGAATAAGCATGAATGAAGCGCAGAACTTCATCAGTGCGGTTCTGGCTAGCAGGACAAAGAAAAGTTCGGGAGGCTCGGGAAGAAAGTCAAGTGGTAAAATCAGTAAATGAAAGAAACTTTCAACAAAACAGTATTCAGATTTAAAAGCAGCTTACAACAGCGGAGATTTTGACGCATATTCGGATTTGGTAGATGAACTGGACGCAACAGGATATGACTTGGACGAGTACATAGACCGAATTGCTTCATCATCGGATATTTGGTATAGAGCAAATCAGTCAGGCGGTCGTACTCCGGTTAAGAAAAGCGAATGGGCTGAGGGAAGGTGATTGAATGGCTTCGGGAAAATATGATTATTTGCACAAGAAAAACGGATATGGAAAAGTAAAAGAAGTTGAATACGGTGATACAATGGAAACGGTGAGCGCATCTTCGGATGCGCCTTCCGCTAACTCCTATAAACCGAGACAGACAAAAATAAGAACATCCGCTTTAGATGCCGCTCATTTAAGAAATGACAGAAGCAGACTGAAAAGTGAGATTGGAAAAATCCAAAATACACTTGTAAGCGGAGAACTTTATAAAAACGGAGCAAATAAGGCTGCTGCCGACAGGGATTATCATAATAAGTATAACCGCATGAAGTCCCTTGAAAAAGAACTTGCTAAAATAGATACTAAGCTTAAATCTTATGAGTATGACGAATATTTGGACGATACTCATAAAAATAACTTTGGTGGAAGGTTTGAAGCGAATTTAGCGCAGGGCAGATTATCGCAAGATTCTTCAGCAGCATGGAATAAATATTTAAGTAATCCAACGGAGGAAAACCGTCAACTTGCAGAGCACATAGATTATGTGGCTGAACAGTTCGGAGCAAATAATAAAAAGGTATTGACAGAGGACGGATTAATTTCAAAGTCTCTGGCAAACTACCTTCCGCAGTTAAAAGACCAGACGAAAGCCCAAATAATAGGCGGTTTGGGTGGAGCGGCTGCCGGTGCAGGCGTGGCACTGGGGGCAGGTCTTCTTGCGCCTACTCCCGAGGAGGTCGTTACCGTTCCGACATTAGCCGTAAAAGGTTTAAAAACAGGTATTACAGCGGCAAGCGGTTTATATTCATATGGAAATATGCGTGGAGCTGCCTTTAGGGAACTTATAAGTTCGGGTGTGGATGAGGAAACAGCACGAGCGGCGGCAAGCGATGAAGCTCTTATATCCGGGCTTATAGAAATGGCTGATACAGGTATTGATCGGGAAACTTATAGATAATGTCGGCAAATTCGGATTGAAAACAGCCACTAAACTTTTGGCTAAAGAAGGTACAGAGGCTGCAACCGAAAAAAGTATTAAAAAGGTTGTGTCAGCACTCGGTAAGTACGGTCTTAATATAGCGCAGGAAGCTGCCGAAGAAGGTTCTCAGGAGATAGTAAGCATAGCTAACCAACAAAGGGCATTGGAAGGCAATACAGGGAAAGCCGATCTTCTTCTTAACAGTATAAGAAAAGGGTTTAACTTAAACGCAGCAGAAAAAGGACAGGTATTGGAAAGTGCGGCAGAGGGAGCCAAAATAGCCTCAATGCTCGGTGGAGCGACTATGGTAGGCACAGGAATTGCCAACAGAGCTATCGAGAACAGAAATAGCAGAATGTATTCCGAGACAGGCAGAACTTTTTCCGAAACGGAAACAGTTGACGATGTTATTCAAACAGGTCTTGAAAGTGCGCCTGAGACAGAAAGTTACAGGCTTGCACAGGAAATACAGGCTAAACGTGAAGCAGGTATCGAACCGACAGACGCAGAAATAGGGAAACTGCATATAGAGAATATAAGAACAATAAACGAAGAAGAAGTTAATTCTGAAATAAATGCGGAAGAAACCTCTGGAATATCAGTCTCAGAGCCTTTTTCACATAACGATATAAGAGAGCCGTTATATAACAACGGTGTAAATAACGTAGAATTTACAAATGCAGACAGACTGCTGAATGAATTGGCAATAGAAACGCAGACGGCTAAACTAAGTGAAGCGGAAAATTATTTCGGAGAGAACGGCAAAAAAGCGTTTAGAAATTACTATCAGCAGGAAAACAGCGTTGATGATTACTATAACGGTTTTTCTCGATTTTACGAGGCTGGAAAAGTAGGTCTTCCTTTTGATAAAGTAAATACCGTATATAGCAAAGGCATTTCTCCTGCGGTACAGTATGCCGCATATGCCGCAGGTCAGAATGATGAAAAGGTATATCTTAAAAGAGACAAATCAGCTTCAAAGGTATTTTATCCTAAAGGAAATTTGGTAATTAACGAGTATTCCAAAAAGCTTTCAAAAGCCGAGGCTGATTTTTATAACAGGCTTTCGGCTATTACGGGAAATAAAATAGAGTTTGTCAGAATGGACAGCATAGCAGACGGAGCGGCTGACGGAAGTTACAGCAAAGGTTTAATCAATGCCGAGATAGGTACGGAAGAAACAAGATATGTAGTTATATCCCATGAAATAACTCACGGCTTACAGAGAACGTCTCCACAGGAATACAGGGCTTATCGAAACTATGCGGTACAGCTGGCTGAAAAATCCAACGGCGGTGATGTGTCGATTGTAGAGCAGTACAGCCGACTTTATAAGACCGACACGGAAAACGCTATGGACGAAGTGGCAGCCGATTTTACAAAGCGTATATTTAAAGATAAAACCGAAATGGAAAGGTTTATAAATGACAATATACAAGATAATCGAAGTATGCTGGAGAAGTTCTTCGACACTGTAAAAGCGTTCGTTGATAAGATTAAAAATGCTTTTAAAGGCGATAAAAAGGCTATGGATAAAGCGGCTGTTGATGAGTTCGGCACAACAATATCCGAATTGGAAGAAGCAAGAAGATTGTGGCTTAAAGCGCTTAAGGCTACGGATGAGAAAGTTAAGGCGACACAGACTGATACTGTTTCTATTGTAAATACAAACAACGATATACAATTCAGTCTGAAAAACATTAACGGTAATCAGATAGTTTGGGTTGAGAACAGCCACCTTACCAATAAAGAACTTAAGAACCCTCATGCTATTGCAAAATATATTGAGGCACATATTGGTGAGGTGTACACAATTATTGAAAGCGGACAGAAGGTGTATATAGGTAAAGACCTCCCTAAAGAGTATACACGTTCAAAGTATACTTCATATTTGAGAAAAACTAATGACCAGATGGTAAAGGCAAAAGCCAAAGCCACAGGCGAACTTGGGTTACTGATTGAAACAGCAACTAATAGGCGTTGGGAAGAAACAAGGCATACACATAATAAAGATGCTAAATATGGTATATATCGTTATGATAGTAGATTTGCTTTTCCTGTTAAAGACAATAACGGAAAAATAACAAATGTTCGTGCGTATGATGTTGAACTTATTATTAGAAATGCAAGCAATAGAAAAAAATATTTATATGATATTGTAAATATAAAAGAAAACACCGCAAACGCTAATATTCTCCAACAAAGGGTGAATAGATCGGCAGCTCATAATGCCGCCAAGCGTAGCAGTGTTTCTGAAGACAATGTAGCACAGTATAAAACCGATGTCAAGTTTTCTCTTAAAAAGCCTGTAGAAGATAATAATTCTAATATTGATGAAAATAAAGAAAGAACCGAAAAACGGTTTAACGCCGTTGGGCTCCAATTGCCCTCAGTTGCGAAACCATTCGGTTCTATAGGTAAAGTAACATACAATGACGGAAATGTCAATATAGAGGGTATTCCTTTTAGAGAGTATATACAGGGAAACGATATACAATTCAGTCTGAAAAACAAAAATTTGGACATCGACAGCAGAATTCCATTTACACATTTAAGAAATTATATAAACGTTTCAAAAGGGGATAGCGCTTCATTAAACAAATTAGAGGACGCTGTTAAAGGGATAAAAAGAGGGACGTATGTTAATAAAGCTACTGAATATATGGCTGATATTAACAGGGAGACTATAAATAAGGCTTTGCACCCGAAAAGTGGCAAAATGAATAATTTTTCTACGAGATATATTGATAATTTAAATGCGATGCAGGTTTTGCCTGAACTTTTTAGAGAGGCTGTTTATATAGATTCTAAACCGCCTCAGAAGAGCAAAAATAAAGGAAAAGCAATTCAAAATTATCATCATTTTGTCGCACCACTATATATGAACAACGATGAATATCGAGCTTTAATAACAGCACGAGAAAAAACAAATTCAAATACTCTTTATGTCTTAAGAGTTGAAGTTTTACCAATTAAAAAAAGGCAATCCGTAGGCAGCTCAGCAAATGCTGTCTCCCTATTAAGGGGATTACCTTTTGATATTAGTGTAGCAGACTTAGTAAACGGTGTCAATATTTACGATTACTCAAATCAATCGGCAAAAAGCTACGGAATACAGGATGTTAAATTTTCTCTTAAAAAGCCTGTAGAAGAAAGCGGAAATCTTAATGAGAGTAAAAGATTTAGCTTCGAAGACAGCGACGGCAATCAGCTAACCAAGGAACAGGCTGAGTTCTTTAAGGACTCTAAGGTTAGAGATGAAAACGGCAATCTGAAGGTAATGTATCATGGTACTCCAAACGGTACATTTACTAAGTTTAGAACAGGCACATATTTTACAGACATGCAATGGTATGATGATGTTTATAAAGCACAGGGGGCAAGCAGTATAATCTATAAAAAGACTGCTGACAATCCTT